GCTTGATTTCATCGGGCCACTGAGCGCCGGCATCGAAGGCGAGGTCGTCTTCCTCCAGCCCGCGCTGGTCTTCCTCGGCATCCATCACCAGTTTGAGCTCGGCGATGGCGTCTTCGACGTCTTTTGGCCGGTTGGTTGGGGAGTCGGTGTCGGTCTTCGCCATGGCTCGCCAGTCTACGCCTCTGTGCCGTCTCCCGCCAGACTAACTCCCGAGCCATGCCTGCGGGTGGCTGTCTCGGGTCTGTTCCCGCATCCTGACCGGCCCCGGCGGCACCTGCAGGACTTCGGCGTGGGTCATCACCAGATACCGGGTGGCGTCCATCAGGTGGTCGTGCTTTTTGACGATGACGCCCTTGTCGTTGCGGTGATACCGCCGGAACTCGGTCAGCCAGTGCAGGAGGTGGCGCTGCACCTTGAGCCGGCCGGTGATGAGGAGCGTCCAGACGGTGGTAATGCCGGCCTCGACCGCGTTCACCGCCGGCACGAGGTTCAGGCCGAGCTTGACGTATTCATCGAAGGCAATCCGGCCGTCCAACTGGTTCGACCCCATGCTGGCCGGGTCGATGGCTCCGTTCATCCACTCGCCACGGCCCTTGATGCCGATGGCGTGGGAGGGCGGCTCGCCTTGGCTCCGGTAGTGTTCGTCGTAGAGTTCCCAGACCATGTTGCCGGGGTCGCGAGCGGCCCAGATGACGGCGGTGCGCTGCCAGCCGATGTCCATGCCGTAGCCTCGGGGCCACGAACCGGGGATGTCACGGGTGTCGGTGAGGATGTCCTCCTCGTTAATCGGGTAGATCGCACCGGAGCCGAGGGTCGGTTCCCCTTCCGAGCGGGCTTTGACCTGATGCGGGGGCATCGTCGCCAAGAGCGCCCGAGTCGCCTCATCGTCCAAGTGCGGGACGTGCTTCCAGCCGGCCTGAATATAGGTCTTGAACTCGCGAGCGGCCTCGGTCGGCTCCAGAAAGGCCGTGACGACGTCGCTCATCCCCTGCAGCGGGGTGAAGGTCACCATCACCATGCCACCGGTGGTGGTGATACGCAGTAGCTGTTCCGTATAGACGTCCTCGGGCGGCTCTTCGTCGTCCCAGATGACGTGCTTGCTCGTCCCTTCGAACGATTTCCGGCCCTGCTCGTAGGTCTTGAACCCGATGGTGCTGACCCCGCCGGACACGTGCTGGATGGAGACGCTTTCGAGGGCGTTGGCGAGGCCGTGCGACCGCCGGCTGAAGTCCAGTATCAGGTGCGCCGGTATCATCGACCCGTGCCACTCGCCGATTTCGCGAGGGTCGCCCAAGAGCCACGTCTGGACGATGTCCCGCGTCGTTTCCCCGGTGGTGCCGGACGCCCAGACGTCCACCGGGTGGTCAAACCGCTTCCCGACCCACCAGTCCGGGTAGAGGCCGGTCACATGGCAGCAGGTTTCGAACGCGCCGGCCCCAGACTTCCCAATCCGGTTGGCCGCCATGAACAGCCGCTCCTTGAACCGGGCACCGGCCGCGAAAAACTCGACGTGCTTGGGATACAGTTCCCGCCGCAGTGGCCCGCTGTCGGGAAAATACGACCGGAACTTCTCGGCCCGCCGCCGCTCGTTCTCGGCCAGTAACGCGAGGCGCTCGTCTCGGGCACTCATGGTGTCTCCGGCCCAAACGCCTCGTCCAAGGCCACCAGCCGGTCTGTGACGACGTGGATCAGCATCTGATAGTCCGAGCGCAACACACGCAGCACCCGCGCCTCTATCGGCCGCGACACGTCCGGCGTCCCGACCGCCGGATACGCCTCGTTCAAGGCCTGATGGTAGAGGTCACGCGCCCGACTAGCCGCCACCACCCACTCCTTCGTCTGCTCAGACCAGTCCACGTTCGCCACCACTCCATATAGTGCTTCAGCCGCATCGAGACTCAACATCTTGTGTATACCTAGTATCCAGTTGACAAACGCTTGACAAAAGTAGGACAAAATTGGCGTCCTCCGGGCCGAAGGCGGCAGGCCGATACTCTCACACCCCTGCTACGGATGAGCTTCGTGGCTTTCGAGCGTCGGCCGCCAGAAAAAGCGGCTTTCCCAGCGGTGACACCCCTACCCGGCCTTCGCCTCATACCGAAACACTCACGAACGGTGGTCACGCGGTTTCGAGGGCTTTTTTGAACGAGCGTTCAGGGTGCCATTAGGGCACGTGCCCAGCGCATCCCAATAACGCACACACCACGCTAAGTGCTGCAAACGCAACGAGTTGCAAGTTAACATAAGAAGCCTTATCAGCACCACGTGGTTCTGGGCCTGATATGGGGTTTCTCGATCCGAATGAGACAGTCACGTCGGGGGCCGGCCGATGACCCGACGCAGGGCCACGAGGATGAGCAGCAAGCCGGCGATGGCGAGCATCTCAGGCACGGTGCACCCGGATGGCGAAGCGCAGGCCATGCCGGCGGCGGATGCGGTAGACGACGCCGTCGAACGCGACCGCGTCCCAGCTTTCGGGGAGACGTAACGTTCTGGCGCGGGGCTGATTCGGGCCTCCTCGGCCAAACCTGACGGGCGTCATCGCGTCGGCCTGAGCGCCCGCTGGCGCTGTTGGAAGTCCTGCCAGCGGTCGGCTCTGGCGGCCTTGCGAGCGACGGCGAGGCACCGGAGGCAGGTCACGCTCTCGTGCACTTCGACGGCCATCAGGCGAGCCGTGAGCGGGCAGCCGCAGGCGGTGCGCTGGCCGGCGGTGCCGACCTCGGCGAGGCGATGCAGGACGAGCGGGCGGTCGCGTTCACTCGCCCAGCCGGCCCCAAAGCCTCTCATCGGTCAGCCTTCGTAGCAGTTTGAGACAGTCGCATATTCAGGCCTATTTTTCGATGTCCTCCGGTGTGCCGGAGTCAGTGTCGTTCGTGGCAGTTCCCGAGTGGTGGATTAGCCACATGCAAGTGTTATTTTTGCCACTTTGCAGGTATTTTTGAAAAAATCGTATGCCTCTATTTCGCATTTACAGCCCCGTGGTGAGGCGCGAGCGGCTAATCCATAGTCTGGGTCGTCCGGGCACCTGATCGTCGTTCCTAGGGCAAATTACCATTGGCGTAAGTCAGGGGGTCAGGTGCGGGATTTGGAGGCACTGCGTGGGCAGCGTGACGAGGCTGGCCGTGGGCAAAATCACCTCGACGCGGCAGTGCAGGCCGGCGCGGTAGACGCGCACGTGCGCCTGCGGGTAGTCCTCGATGAGGGCGGCCTTGTCGAGCCACACCGCCTTGGCGGCGCAGGCCACCGTCAGGAGCGCGAGGCCGACCAGCAGCGCATACATCATGGCAGCTTGGCCCGGATGACCTCGGCGTCCCAGACAATCAGCCAGCAGCGGCAGCACCGGAGGCGGCCCCCGTCCCATGCCGTATCCCCGTGGGAGCGCCAGCAACCATGGGCCAGCCGGGTCAGGAGCCGCCTCACTGCGTCATCCGTTCGAACGCCGTGCCCAGCGTGCCGGTGGCGGCGGCCATCTTCACCGCGTCCGTGATGTCGGCCTGCAGCCGCACCTGCTCGCGGTGCGCGGCCAGTTCACTCGGCATCTGGATGGTGTAGTCCTTCAGGAGCAGCGTCAACACCTCGACCGCGTGGGCCTCGCACAGGCCCGTGCCCTCGGCGCTGTTGTCCGCCAGCGCCAGCACCGCGTCGGCCATGTCACAGAACTCGGCAAGCGTCATAGGGTGCCTGTATAGCACACTCTCAGGGAAACGGGACAGGCTGCGTCAGGTGCAGGTCGCGGGCGTAGGGGCCGTCTGGCTCGGCGGTGCAGGGGGTGCCGACCCTCAGACGCGGGCCGCCCGGCACCAGCGTCAGTTCCGTGCCCGAGTAGATGAGATAGGTGCCATCGCTCACCGCCATCAGGCCGGCGAGGCCGGGGTGCGCGGTCTTGAGGCCGAAGGGCTGGACGGTGGCTATGGTGCCGGCAACGGGCATGGGGTGGCCTCGATGGTGTTGGCGCTGTCCAGTAGCTTCTGCCGCAGTTCCGCGTCCGTCAGGTGGGCATGGGGGAAGCGCACGGTGACGGTGACTTCCTTCGGCGCGAGCAGCGCCAGATGCTGGGCGCACAACTTCAAGGCGTCCACTTTGTTCCAGAAGTCAATCGCCGAGCGCATCGCGCCAGACGGCAGCACCTCGACCCGCACACTCTTGACCGCCGCCCGCACGTCGGCCGGTATCTCATGGATGGGCAGCGGCCGGCCTTGGGCGTCGAAGCACCGGGCTGGGTCAACCATCGCGATGGCGACCAGTTCCCGCTTCACCGCGTTGGCATTCATGTCATACGCCTGCACCTGCGCCAATTGCTTGGCCCGGATGGCCTCGCGCACACGGGGCCGCTTCAAGAGCGCCGTCGCCTGCCGGCGCGGGTTCTTGTTGGTGTAGCCGGCGTCCAGCACCGCCTGCGCCCCATTCAGGTGCGTCACGTAGCTCGCCACGAACCGCGCCTCGCGCTGCTGCACCACCTCGGGGTCTTGATAGCCGGGCATAGGCCGCCAGTCTACTCCCGTGCACCCGCCCTGTAAATCTCTGCTTGACACGGTGCTACTCCAGCACCTAAATTAGAGGGACTGGCACTTCAGCCAGCCTGATAGGAGCGTTTGCAATGGCTAAGAAACTGGTAGTGAAGACCGACGTCGGCACCTTCACCCGCTCGACCGACCGCACCTACACCCATCTCGTCGTCGTCAAGGGCTACCGGCTGGAGCGGCTGGAGGCGGCCCGCCTCGCCGAGATTCAGACGCTATCGAAGGAGCGGGCCAAGTACGAGGCCGCGCTGGAAGGCCGCATCGACGTCCGCAACCACCCGGTCGCCAAGGCGTGGGACATCGAGTGCCACGAGCGCAACCTGCGCGACGGCGACTACCCGAAGTGGATTGCCTCCTGCACCGAGCGCATCAACGCCCTGAAGGCCGCCGGCCCCGTCACCAAGGACGGCAACGACTGGTCAGACTTCAACCCGCGCTACAAGGGCCACGGCACCGAGCCGGTGTGGGCTGTCCTCGGCTGGAACGGCCGCCTCGACCTCGCCCTGAAGCTCGCCGACAGCAAGCAGGCCGACGCCTTCCGCGACGTCCGCGTCTACGCCCTCGACGGCACCCGCGTCCGCTAACCCGGTTCCCATAGGAGTTATTGCCATGAAGTCATCCGTCGCCGACATCGTCACCGACCGCATCATCAGCGCCTTGCAGACCGGGGTCGCCCCGTGGCGCAAGCCGTGGCGGGCACTGGGCCGCCAGTTCCGCTTCGCCACTAACCTCATCTCGGGCAAGCCCTACAACGGCGTGAACCAGTTGCTGCTCCAGTGCAGCGGCTACGTCAGCCCCTACTGGCTCACCTTCAAGCAGGCCGCTGCCCTCGGGGGCAGCGTCCGCAAGGGCGAGAAGGGCACCCCGGTCATCTACGTCGGCCGCGCCCTCGACAAGACCGGCAAGAAGACCAAGGACGGCAAGGACGCCGGCTACAGCTTTTTGCGCTACTACACCGTCTTTAACGTCGAGCAGTGCGAGGGCATCGACAGCCACGTCCCGGTCGAGGTCATCGCAGAACCCAACGCCAACGCCCCCATCGAACGCGCCGAGGCCATCTGGGCCGGCTTCGCCGACAAGCCGGCGGTGCGCCGCGACCCGGCCCGCGCCTACTACGTGCCGGTGCTGGACTACATCGGCATCCCGGACATCACCGCGTTCGACAGCCCGGACGCCTACTACTCGACCCTGTTCCACGAGGGCATCCACGCGACCGGCGCAGAGTCGCGCCTGAACCGCGAGGGCGTCTCGACGGCCAAGGACAGGGCCGCCTTCGGCTCGGAGACGTATGGCAAGGAGGAACTCGTGGCGGAACTCGGCGCAGCCTTCCTGTGCGCCGAGGCCGGCATCGACAACATCCCGGCCACCGCGTCCTACTGCGCCTCGTGGATCAAGGTGCTGAAGGGCGACAGCAGCCTGATCATCTCGGCAGCGGCAGCGGCGCAGAAGGCCTACCGCCACATCTGCCCCGCGCCGGCCACCGCCGAGGCCGATGACCAGTTGACAGTTGGATAATCCACAGACTACAGTTAGAGGGTCGGGCATGTCGCCCGGCCCTATAGGAGTTTTTGCTATGACCATCCTCACCACCGTCCTGCAAGCCACTGTCGAAGAGAACATCATCAACGTCCCGCCCGGCGCTCGGATGACGCTGGCCGGCTACCACTGCCTCGTCGCCGGCTGGACGCTGGACGAGTGCGAGGCGCACCTCCGCGCCGGCCTCGACGCCAACGTCTGGTTCGTCTATCGCGGCGGCAGCCACATCGCCGTCCACTACCGCCCCTTCGGGTGCGAGCGGGTCTGGATTGTCCGCGAAGAGCGCCTGACCAGCGACGAATGCCCGCAGTGCAGCCGCATCGTGGCCGGCCCGCTCTGTAAGGCCCACCAGCCCGCGCCAGAAGGCCTAGGAACGACGAAGGCTCACGCGGACGATGCACCGACCGTGGCCCCGGCCATCGCCGCTGGCGACGACGTGGACGTGTTCGTCAATCAGGCCACCCGCGAGGGCTGGGTGCTGGCCGTCCTCGGCGACGAATACATCCTTGAATACACGATGCCGAAGGGCACCACGGCGCTGCAGATTCGCCGCGTCGATGGCGGCAACATCAAGGACGGCAAGTGGAACGGCTCCTACCGGAGCGTCAGCTACACGAGCCTGTCCCGCAAGTGGCTGCAGGCCATCGTGGACGCCGGCTCGGTCTGGGAAGGCAAGGCGCAGGGCGTCTACCGCGCACCGTGGCGCGGCGGCTACGGCGGCAGCAACGCCCGGGTGCCGAGCGCGGCCGACCTGCTCGCCAAAAAGGCGGTGCGCTGATGGCCCGCATGTCCTCGACCCAGAAGCGATACCGCCGCTGGAGCCGGCAGAGCGCCCGCAACGCCGAGCAGTGGCTCAAGAAGTGCCGCGACTGGGAGCGCACCGACGACCTGTTCGTCATCGCCCAGCAGGGGGCCGTGGACAACGCCGTCTGGGCATGGCGCTGGGCGCAGATGTCCCAGAAGGAGGCCGCCGGCTGGCCGGCGGTGTGGCCGTGACGTTCACCCTGCGCCAGATACTGGGCCAGCCGGTGGCAGCGGCGGTCACCGAGGCCGTCGCCGGCCCGCCGGCCGTCTGCCCGACCGGCAAGGTGGCCTACCCGTCCAAGGCCGAGGCCGACCGCGCACTGGCTCGCCTGCACCGCCAGCAGACCCGGATGCGCCGGTTCCGCTGTCCGTTCTGCGAGGCATGGCACCTCGGCCACCGCCGGGGCACGATTTAAGTTGACTGGATAATCCAGCGTCGAGTAAGTTTGAGGAGTCGGCACTTCCGCCGGCCCTGATTGGAGTGATTGCAATGACGATTCTGTTCTCGGAAAAAAGCGCGTGGCGAGCGGTGTATGTCTATCGCGGCACCGCCGGCCACCTCGGCGCACAGGTGCTGCACCTCGGCCTCGACCCCAGCCGCGATGGCGGCCCGTCCGTCTTCGGTGCCCTGTTCCTCGCGCCGCGCCGGCCCGGCCTGCTCGGCCGCGTCCTGAACCCCAAGGTGCGCTTCACCGTGCCGCACGTGCGCTGGAGCCTCGCGGCCCGCTCGCGTGTCGCCCTCGCCGTCTACCGCGTCCAGCAGCGCCTCCTGCC